AAGGGGCGTACATTCAGCTGGCAAGTGAGGGAATACGGCAGCAGCTTTCATGCAGTGTATGAGATAAACGCACTGGGCGGCGTTGATGAGCTTAGAGCCGTTACATATAGCCAAAAGGCAGCAGAAAAGATAGCGGAGATATTAGAGAGCGACCACTTAGAGCATATAAGGCAGACAAGCCCAGATAGGATACAGCGCAGGAATGATGCAGCAGACGGCTTACGGGCAGCAGTCATTACGGCGTATGAAAGCGGGGTGCTAAAATGAGCGAAAAAGGCAACGGCTGGATTTATGTAAATCCTTACCCAGAATACGAGGAATTATTTAAGCGTATTGAGGCGGCATTAGGATTTAAGTTATTTACATGGCAAAAGAGCTTTATAGTTTTGGGACATTTCAGACGGTACGGGGAAACAACAGCAATGATTTTAAAAGAATTGCTAGATACAGAGGCAGCGCCATTAGATTACACAAGGCGGGGTATGAGCCATAGAGAAGATTTTTATAGACGGGAGCTTAGAGGGATACAAGAGCGTCTGGAAGATGCGGGGATAAAAACAAGGGTAGTGTTTTGGAGTGTTGAAGATAAACAGAGATACAGAGAGAGCTACAAGGGGACTTGCGAAAAGCGGGACTGTAGGCGCTGTCCGTTTCCACCGTGCAGGAAAGGAGAGAGCAGGCATGACTAATTTTTTAATGGTTATTGTAATTATGGTGCTGCTGGATATTGACGGGCGGCTGATAAAAATGAATGAAAGGCAGGGCAAGGAAGATGCAGGAAACAACGATTGAAGTAACGCCAGAGGTAGAGCAGCTGATACAGAAAGTGGCACGGGCAGCAGTAGCCGAGTACAAGAGGCAGGAAGAAAAAGAGCGCAAGCGTGATAAGTACCACAATACTTTTACGCTTATGAAATGCTACCGTGATGCCGCTTTCCATATCGAGAACGCCATAAGCGACGGCGAGCAGTTAGAGCTTAAGGGAATGACCGACGAGCAGCAGAGGACGTACTTAGAGAGCGTGAGGCGCAGCCGATTTAAAACTCTGATTATGACAGCACACATAGACAAGGCGGTAGAAGAGATAGAGCATAGGCGCAGAATGGCTGGCAGGGAAATAGAGTATAAGGCTTTTGAGCTGTATTTTATACAGGGCTGGGACTATGAGGCAATAGCAGAGAAACTGGGGACGGGGAAGAACACGCCGAGGCGCTGGGTAACTGGCATAATCAATGAGTTGTCGGTACTGTTATGGGGCATAGACGAGGATAAGCTAAAATAGCAGGCTGGCAGCAGGCGTGGTAATACCGTGGTAAAAACGTGGTGTTTACATGGGAATTTGAAAGCTGTATAATGGTAACATGAAAAGAGTAGGCGATAGCTTAGCCGTGATGCGGCAGCAGTAGCCTACTCTTTTTTGTTTTCATTCTTTAGCCTCTACCCAGCGCATGAAACTTAGGGCGCTGGGAATACAAAGGGAAAGGAGCGGGGACAGTATGAAAGCATGGGCTAAGAGTTTCTATCTATCGGCGGCATGGGAGAATACCAGAGCCGCTTACTTAATGTCACAAGATTATATATGCGAGCGCTGCGGAGAGCCTGCAAAGGTGGCACACCACAAGCGCTACATAACACGGGCAAACATTAACGACGCAAACATAACGCTTAACTGGGATAACCTAGAGGCGCTATGCCAAGACTGCCATAATAAAGAGCATCATAAGCGAGCGCCAAAGCTGCGGTATGGTTTTGACGCAGACGGGCGCATAGTCCCCCCTATTCAGAAAAATAATTAAAGGGGGAAAATACCGAGGGGGATACCCTAAAATTACCCTACGGGCGTGCGCATACGTGGTGTAGGGGGTGTGGTGGGCGCAGGAGAGGAAAGCGGGGTAAAAGGAATGGCGACAAAGACGGAAAAGACAAAAGAACAGCGAATTAAGTCCGAGAAGAGCAGGCTTAAGAAGATTTTCAAGGACTTAGACGAGAACAAGAAAAACTTAGTAACGCCGCTGATAGAAAAGGCTGCATTTATGAGCGTGGAGCTGGACGACTTGCAGGAAACCATAGAGCAGGACGGCTGGACGAGCGAGTATAAGAACGGCGAGAACCAGTACGGGACAAAGAAAAGCCCAGAGGCAGAAACGTACATAGCTTTAAGCAAGAATTATGCAGCAGTCATAAAGCAGCTGACCGATTTAGTGCCAGCTGCGAAACGGAAGAAAAGCAGGCTAGAGGCGCTGCGGGAAGAGTAGGCAAAAGTGCCGTATAAAAACTATATCTATGAGTACCACGCTAAGATTACCAGCGGCGAAATTGTAGCGGGAAAGTGGATAAAGGAAATATATAAAATCATTGTAGGAGGGCTGGAAAAGCAGGAATATTTTTTCAATGCAAAAGCGGCAAACAAGGCTATAAAATTCATAGAGAACTTTTGCCACCACAGCAAGGGGCGCAATGATTTAATCAAGTTGGAGCTATGGCAGAAAGCCATAGTTTCTATCATTTTTGGCATACAAGACGCAGAAAAAACACGCATTTTCCGTGAGATTTTTATAGTAATTGGCAGAAAAAACGGAAAATCTTTGTTTGCATCTGCGATTATTGCATACATGGTATACCTAGAGCCAGAGTACGGGCAGGAAATCTATTGCTTAGCGCCAAAGTTAGACCAAGCAACGCTTGTGTATGACGGATTTTATAAAATGGTGCAGGCAGAGGACGAGCTAAACGAGCTGGCGAAAAAGCGGCGCAGCGATATTTATTACGAGGAAACAAACAGCTTTGTAAAGCCTATCGCATTTAACGCCAAGAAGTCTGACGGCTTTAACCCGCAGCTGGTGGTATGTGACGAAATGGCGGCATGGAGCGGCGACGCAGGGCTAAAACAGTATGAGGTTATGAAGTCTGCTTTAGGCGCACGCCGCCAGCCTATGATTTTGTCTATCAGTACCGCAGGCTACATAAACGACAGCATATACGACGAGCTGATGAAACGCAGCACCAGCTTTTTAAAGGGTAACAGCAAGGAAAGGCGGCTTTTGCCGTTCTTATACATGATAGACGACGTGGAAAAGTGGAACGATATAGAAGAGCTTAAGAAAGCTAACCCTAACATGGGGGTATCTGTACCAGAGAGCTTTTTCATGGACGAGATAGCGGTAGCAGAAAACAGCTTAAGCAAGCGGGCAGAGTTTTTAACAAAATATTGCAATATCAAGCAGAACAGCTCTATTGCATGGCTGGAATATGCGACGGTGGACGGCGCAGGCATTGAAAAGACCTTAGAGGACTTTAGGGACTGCTACGCCGTGGGCGGCATAGACTTAAGCCAGACAACGGACTTGACCGCAGCCAGCGTGGTAATTGAAAGGGACGGCGTGCTTTATGCGTTCACTCAATTCTTTATGCCACGGGGCAGGGTGGAAACCTTGCAGGCTACGGACGGCGTGCCGTATGACATTTTTGTTAAAAAGGGGCTGATAACCTTAAGCGGCGACAACTACGTAGACTACCACGACGTATACGCATGGTTTACGGGGCTGGTGGAAAAATACGGCATTTACATACTCAAAATAGGGTATGACCGATACATGGCAAAATATCTGATTGAGGAATTGAAAGACTACGGTTTCCAGACAGACGACGTGCATCAAGGGGAGAACTTAACGCCAGTCATACGGGAGTTTGAGGGTATCATAAAGGACGGCAATTTCAAGATTGCAGACAACAATTTACTAAAGACACATTTCTTGAATGTTGCGCTTAAGCACAACATGGAAACAAGGAAATTCAGACCGATAAAGATAGAGCAGCGGGCGCATATCGACGGCTTTGTATCCATCATAGACGCTATGACGGTAAGGCAGAAATACTGGGAAGAGTGCGGCGAGCTGCTTAAAAACGCCGCATAGAAAGGAGAGTGGACGGTATCAAATTCTTAGACTATCTTTTTCATGGTAAAGAGCTGCGCTATATTGACAGCTATTTTAAGATGCTGAACGGGTACAGCCCGACGTTTACCAGCTACAGCGGCGGCGTATATGAAATGGACTTGACCAGAACGGCAGTAAACAGCTTTGCCACGCATTGCAGCAAGCTAAAGCCAGAGATAGAGGGCAGCGCACTAAAGCGGCTGGAAAAGACGCTACAGCAAAAACCTAACTATTTCATGGATACGACAAAATTCATAAAGAGGCTGGCGACCTATGTAGCGGTGGAACACACCGCTTTTATTGTGCCAGTAGAGGACAGATACGGCACACTTATTGGCTGGTATCCCCTGCGGGCGCAGCGCTGCGAGGTAGTAGAGGCGGCGGGGCAAGTGTACTTACGGTATCTTTTTGGGAACGGGGAACACGGCGCTATCGAGTTTGAGCGTGTGGGGATTATGACGGACTTTGAATATACAGACGACCTTTTCGGAGAGGATAACCGCACGCTTAAGCCGACAATGCAGCTGATACATACGCAGAATGAGGGCATTATAAACGCCGTCAAAAATTCTGCAAATATCCGTTTTCTGGCAAAGGTGGCAAATATGCTGAAACCAGAGGACATAAAGAAAGAGCGGCAGAGGTTTACCGAGGAAAACTTAAGCGCAGAGAATGACAGCGGCATGATTATCTATGACAACAAATTCAGCGAGCTTAAGCAGGTGGAAAGCAAGCCGTACACGCCAAACGCCTTGCAGATGCAGAACATACAAGAGAATGTATGCACGCACTTTGGTACAAACATGGATATTCTGCAAAACAAATTCAATGAGGAAACGTGGAACGCCTACTATGAGGGGAAGATAGAGCCGTTTGCGATACAGCTATCGCTTGTAATGTCAAACATGAGCTTTACGGAGCGTGAGAGGGCGTGCGGTAATGCTATCATGTTTTCCGCTAACCGCCTGCAATATGCCAGCAACGCAACAAAGCTGCAAGTAAGCACGCAGCTTTTTGACCGTGCATTATTAAACCGTGACGGCGTTATGGATATTTGGAATATGCCACACGTAGAGGGCGGCGACAAGTATTATATCCGCAAGGAATACACGGAGATAAGCGAGCTGAAGAACAGCAGGGAAAAGCCGCAGATAATCATACAGCAAGCGCCGCAG